GGTGTGGGTTATGTGCTGAGTCAAGAGATATATTTAAATACCTATGGAATAACGAACCTCTAGATTCTATCCATAAACAAGCAACAATAAACAATTTAAACCGTATAGGATGAAATATATTGATACTACCCCAGATTCAGAGTGGGGAATTATTCAAACAGATCAATGTGGAGTATCTGATTTAAAAGATAAACGATTCTTTGTTGTAGATAATTTCTACGCTGATCCAATGGCTGTAAGGAATTTAGCTTTACAACAAACATATTATCCAGGAGAGGGTGCTGTAGGTCATCGCACTAGAAAACAATTTATGTTTGATGGTGTAAGAGAGGCATTTGAAAGTATTATAGGGGTAAAAATAGCAAATAATGATAATGGATATGGATGGTTTGATGAAGGTATTAATGGTCGCTTTCAATATTGCCCTGCAGGAACACCCTCAGTATTTCATTGTGATTCCCAAAAATGGGCAGCTGTTATTTATTTAACACCTGATGCACCACCACAATCAGGTACTTCTTTCCTTAGACATAAGGAAACTAAAATATTCCATAATAGTCAAATTAATTGGGAAGCTGGAGATGGATTAAAAGTATTTAATCAACATACATTTCTAGATAGTACACCATATGAAACAGTTGATATTGTTGGAAACGTGTTTAACAGATTAGTAATATTTGATGGTAGATTAATCCATTCAGGAGTAAATTATTTTGGTTGGGACATTAATAGTAGTAGATTATTTCATATATTTTTCTTTAACGAACAACAATGATACATTGTCTCTATCCATGACTACTTATGATCTATCATTTATAAGAAGTAAACAAATTTAAAACAAATTTGGTTGTCTCCTAAAAATTTGATATATTTATATACACAATAAAACAAACAAATATGTTAACAACAATCCTCGTATTAGCTGTAATCGCTGCTGTAGTATTTTTCTTAATGAAAAAGGATAAAATTGCCGATGCTAACAACAATAACATTCCTGATACAGTTGAAAAAGTCGCTGCTGAAGTAAAGGAAGAAGTTAAAGAAGTAGTAAAAAAAGCTAAGAAAACAATTGCTAAAAAAGCAAAAACACAAAAATAATCTATGGAAAAAATCACATTGAAATTATCTGAGTTCTATCAACTCGAGGCTGAATTAAATGGATTATCTAACCAGCAAACTGGTGAGGTAATTTCAAAAGGCTTATTAAGCGAAAAAATCAAATTAACTACAAAGTATTGGTTATACGATCTTAATAAGAAAGTTACTACTGAAAAAGAATCAGTAGAAAAACTTAAAGAGGAATTAATCAAAAAGTATGGTAAAGAAGAAAAAGGAGCAATTAGCATTCCACTTTACATCAATGAAGTAATTGATGAAGATACTAAACAAGTAACTTCACGTGAAATAAACCCAGACTTTGTTAAGTTTCAAAATGATTTTAATGCTTTGTTAAGTGAAGAGCGTGAATTAGAATATCATGCTTTTAAACTTGGAGAGTTTGATGGTGTTGAAACCGAAGGTGTTTATAACACATTCTTTAAGTTAGTAAAAGTTGATGAATAAAATTTCAGAAATATTTCAGGCGTGGGTAGCTGCGGCTAATCCTACTCCTGAACAACTTTTAATTGCTAATTATCGCTCACAAATTTGTGATAGTTGCGCTCATAAAAAATATGTTAATGCAATTAAAACATTTGTGTGTGGAGAATGCGGTTGTCCACTAAGTAAAAAAGTATTTTCACCTAAACCAGGTCCACAAGCTTGCCCATTAGCTAAATGGGAAAAATAATAAAACATTATGGCACAACTTACACCAGAGGAATTACAACAAATTAAGGATTTACAATCTAAGTACAATCAAACAATTCTTGAAATTGGTGCATCTGAGGCACAAATAATCGTATTTCAAGAAAGTATTGAAAAGTTACAAGAGGCTAAAAAAGGTTTAGTATCAGATCTTAAAACAATCGAGCAAAAAGAATCAGAATTAGTTAAAACTTTACAGGAAAATTATGGCCAAGGCAGTATAGATATTAATACAGGAGAAATCACACCGATTCAACAATAGTTTTACATTTTATAAATAGTTTTGGATATTTATTATTAGAATAATTCTATTAAATTTTCAAAAACATTAATACAAAATGGCAGAAAAAATTTTATCTCCAGGCGTATTCCAAAATGAATCTGACCAATCGTTAGTTCAGAGAGGTATTCAAGGTACTGCAACAGCCGTAGTTGGTCCAACTGTGTTGGGTCAACCATTTATTCCTACTTATGTTACCTCTTACAGTGAATTCGTTTCTAAATTTGGAGAAACATTTAAAAGTAGTAGTTACTACTACGAATATTTCACATCAATGGCCGCTAGGGATTTCTTCCAGAATGGTGGTCAAACATTACTTGTAACTAGAATTGTAAATGGTAGTAGTAGCGCAGCAATGAGCACTTACGCTAGTTCTTCTGTTACTGCTATTGCACATCCAAATTCATCTTCATTTGTACTTGAAACATTAGCTTGGGGTGATACAATGAATAATACTTCTAGCTTATCAGCAGGTGCTTTAGCTAGTGGTAGTTCAACTAATGTTCGTTGGGAAATTACGCAAGTAAATACAGGTAGTGGTACATTTTCTTTAGCTATTCGCTCTGGTAATGATAATACTGCTCAACCTAATTACTTAGAAACATGGCCTAACTTATCATTAGACCCAGCTTTACCAAACTTTATCTCTCGTGTAGTTGGTGATTATAAACCAATATACAGACTAGATGATGATGGTGAGCCATATATAGATATTACTGGATCTTATGCTAATGCTTCTCAGTATGTGCGTATTAAATCAGTAACTCCAACAGTTGACTCAATTGATAACAATGGTTTTTATAAATCAGGTTCATTAAGTGGTAGTTTGCCATCATTAGGTAGTGGATCATATGGTGGTTCATTTAGTGGTGGTTTAGCAGCTACTTCTCTTACACAATTAATGAACGAATATATCACAGCAAATAATATCCAAGGTTTCCAACCAGCAGATTACAATACAGCTTTTAATTTATTAGCAAATAAGGATGATTTTCGCTTTAATGTATTAATTGCTCCAGGTGTTACTTTAGAAACCAGTGCAGTATCAACTATGATCTCTACTTGTGAAGATCGTGGTGACGCAATTGCTGTTGTAGATACTAAATTATATGGTGCTGTAGTAACAACTGCTACTGCTGCTGCTGCTGGTCAAAACAGCAACTATGCTGCTGCTTATTGGCCTTGGGTACAATTGTTTAGCTCTGGATTAGGAAAGGCAGTATGGGCTCCTCCATCAACAGTAATGGGTGGTGTTTATGCCTTTAACGACCAAGTAGCTGCTAGCTGGTTCGCTCCAGCAGGTTTAAATCGTGGTGGTGTTCCTTCAGTATTACGTGCTGAAAGAAAATTAACTCAAAACGATCGCGACTCTTTATATGATGCAAATGTTAACCCATTAGCTACATTTCCTGGAGAAGGTGTTGTAGTATTTGGTCAGAAAACATTACAGAAAAAACAAACAGCTCTCGATCGCGTAAACGTTCGTCGCTTATTAATTGCATTAAAAGATTTTATTGGCCAAATAGCAAACAACCTAGTATTTGAACAAAATACTAACGTTACTCGTAACCGCTTCTTAAGCCAAGTAAATCCATATATGGAATCAGTAGTACAACGTCAAGGTTTATATGCTTACAAAGTGGTAATGGATGAATCAAACAATACACCTGATGTAATCGATCGTAACCAATTAATAGGTCAGATTTATATTCAACCAACTAAGACTGCTGAATTCATTATATTGAATTTCAACGTACAACCAACTGGCGCTACATTCCCTGCATAAGGGAATGTAGTTGCTAATATTTATTAATAGCAATTAAACATAAAATAAAATGCCTGTATTAGATCCAAATGAAATAATGTTTACAGCTTTTGAACCTAAAGTTCAGAATCGCTTTATTATGTACATCGATGGTATTCCAGCGTATTTGATTAAGAAAGCTGCTGCTCCTTCATTCGACGCTGGTGAAATTATCTTAGATCATATCAACGTTTATCGTAAAGTAAAAGGTAAAGTTAAATGGAATAATATGAATTTAAATCTTTACGATCCAGTAACTCCATCAGGTGCACAAGCTGTAATGGAATGGGCTCGTTTAGCACACGAATCAGTAACTGGCCGTGATGGTTATTCTGATTTCTATAAAAAAGATTTAACATTAGACATCTTAGGTCCAGTAGGTGATATCGTAGGTGAATGGATTATTAAAGGTGCTTATTGTAAAACAGCTAACTTTGGTGATTACGATTGGGCTAGCGAAGCAGCTATTAACTTGACCATTGACGTCGCTATGGATTATTGCGTCCTTAATTTTTAATTCTCCCTTTATATTTCTTTTTAAAGGCGTTTGCTTTGGCAAACGTCTTTCTTTTTCGTATATTTATATATATAAAACAAATAAAAACGTTATATGGCAGAATTAAAAATTCCAACAGAAACAGTTTCGCTACCTTCAAAAGGTTTACTATACCCTGAAACATCACCACTAGCTAAAGGGCAAATCGAAATGCGCTACATGACAGCAGCACATGAAGATATCCTTACTAATGCTAACTATTTAAAAAATGGTACTGTATTAGATAAGTTACTTAAAGCATTAATTGTTACCCCAATTGATTATAATGAATTGTTAATTGGTGATAAAAATGCAATATTAATCGCTGCTCGTATTTTAGGATATGGTAAAGATTATTCATTTAAATATACAAATCAAAAAGGAGAAGAAACAGAAGCATTAGTAGATTTATCTAAAGTTGAAGATAAAATAATTGATGAATCGTTGTTTAAATGCGGAATAAACGAGTTTGCTTTTACCTTACCACACTCAGGCAATAACATTACTTTTAAGTTGTTAACGCATGGAGATGAGCAAAAAATCGAAGCTGAAATTAAGGGTTTGCAAAAAATTAACCCAAAGGGTTCATTTGATGTTACTACACGTTTAAAACATATTATTACTTCAATTGAAGGTAAACGCGATCAAAAAGATATTCGTGATTTTGTTGATAATTATTTAATTGCTAAAGACGCAAGAGCACTACGTGAATATTACAATAAAGTATCCCCAGATATTAATTTAACATTTAAGCCTGAAGATGAGGGCTATACAGGGGAGGGTATAGCTATACCTATTTCTCTTAACTTTTTTTGGCCTGACGTCCGAGTATAGATTATATGTCTTTTCTATGATACATCAGATCGTGTTTCATGGAAAAGGAGGATACGATTGGAACACAGTGTATAATATGCCTATTTGGCTTCGTAAATTTACATTTGAAAAAATTAAAGAATTTTACGAAAAAGAACGTGAAGAAGCCGAAAAACAGCAAAACACACTTAGTAATAAAACTGGTAAAGGAAATATATCACGTCCAAACATAGCTCCTAAACAATCACCTACATACGTAACTAAAGCGCCTAAAAAATAGGCGCTTTTAATATTTATACGGCGTAATACTACTTAATTATATATGCCTGATAATTCACAACAACCACAAAATACAGGGCCTAGTAATGAATCACTAAAAGCACTTGATGCTTTTAAAAAAAGGATGGATGAAATCAATGATCAGATCATTGATATGGGCAATGAATTAGGTGATAGTTTAGTTAAAAAACTTACTAGAGTTGCTTTTGAAGCTAAAAATATTACTAACCCATTAAGTGAAGTTGAATCTTTAAGTAAAAAAATAGCAGATTTAGTTGAAGAAACAGCTATTTTATATAACCAAGAAGCAATTTCTTCAAGAAATTTTGCAAAACTAGGAAAAGAAAATAATATTCTCTTACAGCAAATTGCAAAAGAAACGGGGGATATTGAAAAAAGAATACTAGAGACAAAATTAAAACAAAATAGAGAAGAACAACAAATCTTATCAAGTAAGCTTGCTCAAGTAAGATCTAATATTGATTTAAACCAACAATTAACATCTGAATTTCAGACACTAAAAGAAGTTGGAGATATTGAAAAGAAAATATTAGGGGATCAAGCTGCCCATGCTGAACATACTGAAAAAGCAATAGGTAATTTAGGTAACATTGTAAAAGGACTAAATAATATTCCTATTGTTGGACAGTTTATCAAAACTAATGAGGTTATGGAAGCTATGAAGGAAAAAGCAGCTGAAACTGAAGATAAAACTAAGATAATAGCTGCTGGTTTTAAAGTTATAGGTAATAATATAAAAGAGGGTTT